TAATCTCGCTGACCTTCTGTCTCTTGAAGTAATCAATTGCACTTGTCGGGAAGCTGCTTTCATAAACCTCGGCGTCAAATCCCGCTTCGGCAAGCTGACTTCTAACAAAATCAACTTGTCCCTTTGTCGAGGTGATTGCAACCACCGAAGAACCGCCCTCAACAAATCCATCTATTGCGTCAATGATGTGTGAAGGGCACTCGTCACTGAGCAACGCCTCTGCGTCAACGAGAACAACGCTCTTCTTAGACGGTTGCTGATTTGGATTCATTTCAGGATTCGGCTTAGACTCAAGTTGGTCTTTGCCCTGATCTGGCTCTTGGCTCCCTGCCCCGTTGTTTCCGGCCCCGCCATCCGGGACGTCTCCACCAGGTGTTGGCTCCTGTTCTGGCGCGTCGGGATCGCCAACCTTACCCTTAAGGTAGAGCTCGTAATATCTCATTGGCATATACCCAAGCGGGCTTGGCATCCATACTTCATCGCCCATCAGCCCAACGCCTTCCTGTCCGCGCTCCTTGAGCGCGTCATTGAGTCGAAGCCATGGAAGTCCGGCAAGTGCTGCCTTGTAGTAGTCAGCAACTGTCTGCGCAGACTCGCGACCAACATCAGTGTAGACAAATCGCAAGCCCTTGTCATAAAGCCAAACAACTTCTCTAGTGATGTAGTCCGCAATAAGTTCGCAAAGCGGAGCAATGCCGTTGTCGGCAGTGAACGCCGCGCCGTACTCTGACGAACTCTTGTTCACGTCAAAGTTTAGCCCGATGTCTTGCGCCTGAACGCCGAAGACTGCGCAGATCTTGCGTGCAAGATAGATCTGCCACTCCATGAACTGCATGTCTCGGTTTGACTGCGCCATAGGAATCCACTTGACCCCCTTACCGCCACCGGTGATCGCGGTCTGGCTCTTGCCTGCGATTTCGCCTTCCCAATAGTTCTTGAAGGCATCAACCTGATCAGGGCGAACGCCTTCGCCAAGATCAATAATTCCCGGTGGGGTCGCCTGCTCAACAATGTTGTTGTTGTACTTAGCCGCCCGAAGGTCCGCCTCAATGGTCTCAGCAAGAACCTCTAGCGGTGAGAGGCCGAGCGGGGAATACGTCACTCGGTTTCCCACAATGACAATCATCTCTTCGTTCAGGTACTCGGCAATGATCTTTCCGGTCTCGTCGTATTCAAAGTATCGCGGCTTCTTTAGGTTTGTTCCGTCCCAGTCCGGGTCGAAAGCGATTCTTGCACCATCTTTTGGCCAAAGGTTCTTAACCGGCCTTCCGCTTCTTCCCGCCCGCGCCCCGACAGTATGTTCTTTCTCAATGCAGCCCTGATCCAGGACAAGAATATCCTCAACGATTGGCTCGATGAATGACCTCCACGAATCAAGACGCGTATTTGGATCTCGCAAAAGATCCTTAATCGTCTTTACGTTTGCTTCGTTGACTTCACCGTTGCCATCAATGCTGACAATGTCCCACTTTGCGCGGCTGATCTGCTGCCTGCGAAGATTAATTGCAGATCTAATCCATGGGTTTGTTCGGGACCACTTGCGAAGCTGATTAACTGAACGCTTCTGCACAGTACCCTTGCCAGCGCCTCGCGCGTAAGGCTGCGAGTCGTAATTTGGAATAAGGATTGCATCCTTTATTGCTTGAACATCAGCTTCTGCTTGCGTGCTTTCAACTTGGCGCTTTACGCGCTCCCACGGCATCATTACCACGAGTCTTGCTCCTTCGGCTTTCTTGTTCTCCAGGACCTTATCGCATTAGAAACAGCCATGCCATCAAGGTCCTTGTTGACAATCTGTCTAGCTTCTGTGTAATTAAAAGGTATAAGTCGCACTCCGTCAACTATACCAACTCCTTTAAATGAAGGAAGCCTTCCCCACCATTTTGGCACAACGAACTTGCCGTCTTCAAACTGCAGCTCGATGCTCTCGCTAATGTCAAGCACTACTTTTCGCCTTCCTCGTCGCCTTCGGACTCAGTGTTTGAGCCAATCGCAACCATGGCCATCTCGAGCCCTGCATAATCTTCCATATCAAATGGGTTTTCCTTTCGGAAAGTTTCCCAGAAGCCATCGTACTCCTTGTCGTTAACATGTTCCAGCCTTGTGAGTTCTTCTTCGACATGGCGCTGGTATTTGATCTGCTGGGGAACGCTTCGTTTAACCCTTGAAAGCACCTTGTGGCACTGCTTACAAACGGAGTATCTTTTTTGACCCTTTGCTCTGGGGACCATTGGCTCTGGAATAAGGTCTTGCTCCATATGGTCCTCACCGACCATTATTGTGCATAGGGCGCACCTCGGATGCGCCCGATGTATCTCCTCGTATCTTCTCATGACTGGCGCCAGGGTCTTCTGGATGCGCCGTATAGCCAGCACGATATCGAGAATACCGCCCTCAGCGTCGTTTAGCTCTAAGCACAACCGGCACTTGACTGCCGTATCTTCACACATGCGGCAATTATACATAGACCGTAAATACTAGTCATTGACACGCTATGGTAGATTCATGTAGGAAGCAAAGGTCTTGCAATAATGAATATAAGAGGGGATGATTCGATGGTGCTTATACGGGACTATCTGCTGACACCGATGTCTAACAGGGGTTCCGATCGGCCTGTCGACGGCCATAAGAATTGGGGGTCTGATCTTGGACTTTAAAATTTACACCAACGCCCTGAAGGCCTATGAGTCTGAAAATGGCGAGCGATATGTAACCGGAACAACTTCTTCAACAATTCGGGACCTGCATGGCGATGAGATGTCGCTGGATGCCCTGAAGACAATGGCTGAAACAGCCAGACAGAATATGACGGTGTTCCTCAATCATAATTACAATGTCCCAGAGGACCTTTTTGGCTCCGCCACGGATGCCCAGATTGTTAGACGATATGACAGCGAAACAAACGAAGAGGTTTATGACCTCGATCTCAATATTCGGGTGGTAAACGAAGACGAAAACCCAGAGGCGCTTCGCGCTTATCGCGCAATCAAGCGCGGGGTTAAGCTTGGTCTCTCCATTGGAGCCCGCGTTGAAAAGGCGCGTCGCAAGGCTGCCGAAGGAGACAGGCCCGAGTCAATCCTTATTGAGAAGGTTCGCCTACTTGAGGCGAGCGTTGTTGGCATTCCTGCCAACCAGAGATCCTACCTGCAGAACGCAGTAAAGAGCCTCCGCTCTGGTAGCGTCGATATTGACGAGCTTGAGGGCGTGATCGAAGAAGAGAAGTCAGAGACAGAAGTAACCTCTAAGGCAGAGGCTGGCTCCGTCATTGCTGGGGACTGGGTTCTCTGGTCAAATGAGGACGGCGAGACAATGTGCGGCGCTGTTGAGTACGTTATGACCGAAGGCACCCTTGGTGCTGAAGGTTCAGAGTATTCAATTGAAGCCACACCAGAAGATCCAGCAGCTCTTGTTCGCATTTATGAGGGCGAAGAGGGAAACTGGGAAGCAACCGAGATGCTCGTTGGCCAAAAGGTCAGCGCTCTCACCAAAATTAATCCGCTCCCTATGGCGGAAGAAGACGAGGAGACAGAAATGTCAGAGACCGAGAAGGATCTCTTCGCTGGGGAGGTCGTTGAGACCGCCGCCGGGGACGAGACCAATGATCTAGAGAAGAAGACCCGCGTGACCGTTACGGTCAGCACGGATTCTGAAGAGAAGCAGCCAGCTGCCGCATCTGTTGCTCCCTCCGCTCCGGATGCGGCAGCCGCGGACTCAGAGGAGAAGCTTGATGAAATCAAGGCTTCTGCCGAAGATGTGGCCGATGGCGAAGTTACTGAGAAGGTAGAGGACGAGAAGGAAGTCGTTGAGGAGGAGCCTGTCGACGCCAATGTCGAGGCCCTGCAAGAGCTCGGCGCTGAGCTCGTTACCGGCGACGCCGAAAAGTCCATTGCCGATGAATCATCCGTACAGCCCGAAGTGGCCGAGGCGGTTGTTATTAGTGTCGAGACCGAGGCCTCTTCCTTTGAGGAAGTGGAGTCGATCGCGAAGTCAGCTCTCGATGCAGCCAATGCTGCTCAGGAGGAGGTTACCGCCCTCGCGGCAAAAGTGACCGAGCTCCTTGAGTCGAAGGCCAAGGTCGAAGAAGATCTTGCGAAAGCGCTCGATCTTATTGATCGCATTAGCGATCTTGGGATCGGTCGAAAGTTCGTCGACAGGAATTCACAGAAGGTCAACGTCAAGGCCGCAGAGCGCGCGCCTTGGTTGAGCCCATATGTTCAGCGCGTCCTTGAGGCGCAAGACGAGGAGTAAAAATGTCTGAAGTACGAGAGAAGTTGGATGACGTCGCGAAGGGCCTAGAGTCCCTCAACGGCGCTCCGATCGGCCGAGATCTCGATGTCGAGAAGAAGTCCGATTTTGATCCTGCTGAGGCCTATGCCGTTCAGCGCGAACTTCGCAAGAAGTTCTCGAAGATGAGCGCATCGGAACTCAACGAGATGCTTGATGTTCAGGCCTCGCGAGAAGTTGGGAAGCAGGCTGATGCCGGTGTCCTTAACCAGCTTGCGTTGTCGAACCCACAGATTGCAAAGGCACTTGACAGCAGCGGTGGTTCGGCGCTTATCCGCCAGGACCTCGAGCCAATCCTTTACAGCCTGTTCGTTAAGAAGTTCCCATTCTTTGACCGCATCCGCAAGGAGCCTGCAAACGGCCTCGTGCACGCGTTCAATCAGCAGACCGCTTACGGTGATGCAGTCTTCCAGACGGAGACCGGCACTGTAACCGACGATAACTCGACGTATGCTCGCCAGACGACCAATGTGGCCGTTCTTGCGACCCGCCGTGGTATCACGCTTAAGAATCAGTTCGCGCTTGGTCAGGGCGGCTCGCCGTTCAATGGCCTTTCGCAGGAGCTTGGCAGCGGCGTAACCGCCATTGCGCACAAGCTTCAGAAGACCCTGTTCCAGGGCAACGCAACCGTTACCGCGAGCGCGGGCGCAGCAACCGAGCTTGGTGCTTATGACGCCAACTCGTTCGATGGCCTCCGCAAGCTTCTTGGTACGGCTGCTTCAGCTGGCAACGAGATTGTTGGGAAGGGCACGGCTTCGTACCTTTCAACCATCAATACCGCTGTCGCTGGCGTCCTGGACAACGGTGGCGCTCCGTCGGCCGTCATCTGCACCCCAACCGACTACGCAGGCCTTGTGAATGAGCTTACAAACCTCGTTCGTTACAATGCGCCTTCGCAGACGGAGCAGGCTGCTGGTGCAACCTTCGGTTCCGTCGTGACGGCTGCTGGCTCACTGCCAATCCTTGCCGTTCCTGGCGATGCCATTGGTTCATACGCAATTTCCGGCACCGACTACCGCGATATGTACGTGGTGGACGAGGCTGGCTGGTCGATGCCATACCTTGGCTCCGACTCAATCACGACGCTCGAGATTCCGATCGGCGTGAACGGTGCCCTTACGCGCCTCTACATCATGTATGTGATGTTCGGGTTTGCAAACAAGGCTCCACAGTTCCAGGCGAAGGTTCGCGTTACGGTCTAATCCGTAAGTATTGCAACTGGGGCCCCAGGATTAATTCCTGGGGCCCCGGAAGCGAAGGAGCAATAAATGTTTGACGACGTTAAGAAGGAAACACCAACGGTTGATGTAAATGCAGTTGCCCAGAAGGCCGTAACCGCAGCTAAGGCTGCGGTTTCAGACGACGAGGTAGTTCGCGTACGAAACCACAGCGGTCTTTCTTCGCTTGTTTTTGGAGACGGCACCGTTGCCCGTTTCCACGAGGGTGTTGCGCGCATTAAGGCTAAGTACCTAGTCCAGGCTGTTGCCCAGGGCTGCACGGTCGAGACTGATGCACCGGCAGCTCCGAAGCAGGAGCTTTCGGCCGCCCAAAAGGCCGAGCTTGAAAAGGTTTTCGGCAAGTCCGAGTAATCAATCTAGCTTCAATGGGGCTCGCAGACACTTTTTTAGTGCAATGCGGGCCCCATTGTTTTAGGATGTGAAAATGATAAGAGTGAACGTATCTGTCCCGAATCCAGCTACCGCAGCCGCAACATATACAGGGATTCAAATCGGTAAGGCCGCGTCCCAGGCCGACGCAAGCACCCAGACCGGAGCGTTTTCCAATCTTGGCACCGTAATAACGCTTGACGCCAAGATCGGTACGTACTCATATTCGGACAGCGATTCACCTTATGGCTACTGGTACGTATGGCGACTGACTGGGAGCTCGAACAACGGCGCCTGGTCAAGTCCGTATCAGGGCGTTGACACTGGCTATGTGACGGTTGCTGAGCTCCGAGAATACGAGCTTGGGGCACTCTCCCTGCCAGATGGAAGCGACTCGAGCGACAACAGGCTTGAAAAGCTGGTTGGCGTCGCCTCCAGGATGGTTGACGGATACTGCGGGTTCTCATTCAGATACAAGACCACAGTTGAGCAGCACAAGTGGAACCAGGAGACAAGAAGGGTGTTTCCGTACTCCAGGCCAATCATTGCCGTCAATTCATTTGAGGTATTTGTTAGCAATCAGCAAAAGGCCACTTTCAACCTTTCAGACCTGTTCATAAACACAAGTCAAAACTATGTTGAAGTGACAAGCCTGGCGAACGTAACCTACTCCCTATTCCCGGCAATTGTTGCTCTTGGGCTTATCGATCCGGTAGCCAAGATCAACTATACCCACGGATACACCGTGACGCCTCAGGAGATCAAAGACGCGACTGCGCTGATCGCCATAGACCTCGCCTCAAGGGACGCGCTCTATCAGACCGGAATGGGCCAATTGACAAGGCTTACGGTTGGCGACACAACAATGGAAAGGCTTCCGCAGGTTGCCCCAGGGAAGCAGTCTGCACTGGCAATACCACCAACGGCTGCAGCAATCCTTGATCAGTATATTGCGGTGTCTATTCGATGATCCCAGGGGCGATGACAACCGTCACCCTCAAGCGCAAGGGCATGACGACACAAGACGCGACAGGCACACCAGTAACCACAGATGAAATCATCTGGGTAAAGAAGTGCCACTACCAGTCGCTCCGAGAGGATGGAAGCCGAGAGTACGCCAATCCAACTGGCCCAGCGGCAAGGCAGGTATATCGATTCTGGACTCCATACCTGGAGGGCAGGGAACGACCGAAGCTAAATGACAGAATGGTGGCGGACTCCTACGAGTTTCGCGTCATCGCGATTGACTTTGAGGCAGTCCGCCACCATCTTCTTGTTCGCGCAGAGAGGGTCGAGCGTTAATTCAGTTTACAGCGCAAAACCTTCATATCGTCCCAACCGTTTGAATCTACCACCAAGGTAAGAATCCCAGTCGGGGCGTCAACTCCAGCAACTTCCTTATACCACTGAGAGCCACCATCAAGGCTTGGGGCCTGGATATGCGTTCTTGCACCATGCGTTGACATCGCAAGGTGATGGTAGTGGCCCGTCAAGAGAAGCGTGGCATCGGATACAGGCTGCATGCCAAGAGCCTGCTTTGCCCACCAATTCTCCACTTTTCCTACTGCATTGCTGCCGCCTCGTCGAGCCTGATGCCCGTGGGCAAGCCCAACCACCGTCCCGTAGACGTCAAGCGTCAGGGTCAAGTCATTCTTTGGAATCACAAACTTGACGTGTCCAAATGCGTCTGGATTGGCGGAAAGAATCTCTGCCACCTGCTCAAACACGGCAACGTCGTCATTGTCTCCAAAGGTTGTAAACGCCTTACCGCCTCGCCTGTTTTCACCATGGTTCCCAGGCACGCAAGCAACGATCACCTCTGGGGCAAACTTAGACCACTGCATAATGGCCTTCGTAACCAGCCTTCGGGCAACCGTAATTTGCTCTCGACGATCAAGGTCTGCCTGGAACGCCTGCATGTCGTAGTGCCCGTCGCAGTTCTCGATGATGTCACCGAGGCCAACAACAACTAAACGTGATAGCGGCCTGCCAAACTTCCTTAGTTCCTTCCAGCGATTTTCAACCTCATTAATCCCAGCAAGGAATCGTTCAACAATCTTGACGCTTCCGCCGTTTTCGCCCTTGCCGAGCTGCAGGTCTGATATCGCGACAATCATTGCGCTACCGTCTGATGAAACCTCTGGCCTGGAGAACTTGTGCTTCTTAATCTCCTCAACCATCTCCTGGACATCTGAGCCCATCGAGGCGACCTTTCGGACAACCTTGCCCTTCCATTGTCGATTCAATACGCCAAGCGTGTCTCCCCAGACATTGAATAGCACTGGCTCAACAACCTCAAAGTGTTCAGGGTCAAGACCCCAAACTCTAAGAACCGTTGCCCAGTCTGGTGCATTTTCTGCTGGCATTCCAGTGGTCGTAACAGTCCCCTCGTTGCCGTTCCACTGCACGCC